AACACATATGCTCTGTTGGCAATTCCTAAGAATGAGTATGCCGCTTGTAAACCGTACTCATTTAGTTCGTAACCATTTAGTGAATTTCCTGATGCATCTGTGTAGAATTTTGGATCTCCAAAAGTCTCTGTTAATTCTCTTTGTGATGTAATTAGATATACATTGTTTGCGTTTGTAGTTTGTGTTCCTGATGCTGTCGCACTTCCTGAACCTGATGTTTTATCCTGTGCTGAAGCAACTATGAATAAAGGTGTAGTACCTGCATCTGCTGGTACGTAAAAACTCTCGTCTATGACGCTTACTGCTACTCCTGGACTAGTTAGTGTTGCCATAATATTTTGTCTCCTTGCAATTAAACAAATTATTTGTTCTCTTTTAATATGTTAATACTATTTAGCGGTCATTAAGTATTTTACGGCAAAATAAATGCTTTTTTGGTACCTATATAGGTGACTTAAATACTAACATGAATGCTGAATTAAGGCCACTGTGCGTACAATGTAAAACAAATCCAAGAGCCATGGGGTATCGTAAAGGTACCAAGATATATTGGCGTAGGCATTGTGATGCTTGTTTACGGAAAAAGAAAAATCTCAAAATAGGCGGTATTACACCGTTGCAACGTTCTGGATATAGCAAAAAATCCAAGTGCGAATTGTGTGGATTTAAAGCACGTGAGCAAATTCAGTTAGATGTGTTGTTTATAGACGGCAATAAAAACAATGCTGTAGATACTAATTTAAAAACTGTTTGTGCTAATTGCCAGCGATTAGCCAGTGTTAAGCGGCTTCGTTGGTCGGTGGGAGATCTTGAAGTTGACGGATAATATCATCTACTCTAACATTTAGATTTTCTAAACTTCCGTTATTTTCGATAGTATAATCAAACTCTGATTTTGCCCACATATATTCTGATGAATGTATACCTTTAGGTTCTACGTTTCCTTCAACATAACTTGTAAACCAATCCGGATCTTTAAATCTTTTTACTAGTAAGATTACTCCACCGTTTTCTTTTATACGTTTTACTTCGTTAGGAAATCTTGTGTCTGCAATGACAGTATTTTGACCTTTATATCGACCTAAACAACTATCAACCCATATAGCATCATGCATTCCTTGACGCATAACTTCTGTGCCAAAGTATTGTAGTACCCATCGAGGAGTTACTTCTTTGCCAAAACGTTTGCTCCAAAAAACATCTGGTTTTTCCCGCCACTCTCTGCTTTCTTTAGTATCGCCTTCAAGCATTTTCCTATCCCAATTGAACATGGAACTTACTGCATCTTTTAAACTTTTGGCAAAACTGTCTTTTTGATATCCGTGTTTTTCTACGAGTATGTCCGCAACTGTGCCTTTACCCGAACCTATTAAACCACAAATACCTATAAGCATTTGTAGAGTATACTATCTTTTTATTCTTTTTGCAATCTCTTCTTTTGCTTCTTGGACAGCACCTAAAACTTGTCTTCTTAGGTGTGGATCACTTTTGGCTCTTTTGGCATCATTTTCCAAATGCTTTACCATGTGTTCTAATTCATCAGGTCTTAGATCGCTGTAACGTCTACAACGTTCGTCTCCTGAATCTACATTTACACTTACTTTAGGCATAGTGTTAGTATTTAAAAAAGATTAATATGGAATTAACCTATAACAAAACTATGTGGTGTCCCGCCATCTGCAAATTCGTTAATCTCTGCATCAAGTTTTTCCATCATTGCTAGGCCTTCTGCTTTTAAGGCTTCTCCGTTAAGTGTTGTGCCACCTTGTGGTCCAGCAATAGTACTAAATTTTCCTCTTGCTTCACCTAACATAGTTTTTGCAACTGCCAAAGTATAGTCTCTGATCCATGGTTTAGAATAGATATCTTTGAACAATGTTATGTCTGGTCTATAGTTGTCAGTGTGCATTAGTATAGTTTCGTTGTCTGCTCTTGGTCTTTGTGTTATTGTAAGTTTTTTAGTTGCTACGTCCCAATGGAATTGTATGAAACTTCCAAACAATTTTCCCACTAATTCCTGGTATGATGCAAAAGCAAAATATGTAGCAAGTCCGCCTGTTGCTCCTGCTCTTAACAAATACGTATTTGTGTATGCAAGGTTAAATGGTTCAAACAATGTTCCACCTTCTCCGCCTTCAGTTCTTGAACCTACTGTTCTTCTAAATAACTTTCTTACGTTAATTACTTCATCTGGTAAAATGTAAGTGTTTTCGTTTTTCTTTAGTGTTAAAAAAGCATACGATTCTTCAACAGCATTTGATGATCTTTGTCTGTATCTGTTTATTGCTCTTTCTAAAGCAGTTTGATAATGTTTAGGATCCAATTCAACGTCAATCATACCTTCACCAAGGCTGTTTTTAACGTAATCAAATATCTCTTGTTGACCTGTTTGTAATTCTGACATATACATATTTACCACATGGTTCGCTTTCAATAAATATGTGTGATATGCCAAGATTATCTTTATTCAAACCAGAAAAAGGAAACGATTACAAATTTCACGATCGTAACATAAATGAGATGTTTCAGGTCGGCGGAACTGACCTAAATATTCACAAGTATTTAGGACCGTATGACCAGGGAGAACTGCAAAAAGACGGAAATGCTTCCCCTACTCAACCTAATTATGCTGGTAGCGAAATTAACGAATTAACAATACAAGATTTATTATTTTTAGAAAACAGAGATAGAAAATATTCTCCTGATGTTTACACAATTAGAGGAATTTATAATGTACAAGATGCTGATTTTAATTTGTCTCAGTTTGGAATGTTCTTACAGAACGATACGTTATTTTTAACAGTTCATTTAAATGATACAGTTGAAAGATTAGGTAGAAAACCAATGAGTGGTGATGTTATAGAATTCCCTCACATGAAAGATGATTTTTCTTTAGATAAAAATATACCAATTGCATTAAAAAGATTTTATGTTGTAGAAGATGTAAACAGAGCGGCAGAAGGATTTTCACAAACTTGGTGGCCACACCTATTAAGATTAAAAATGAAAACCCTAGTAGATTCACAAGAATTTAAAGATATATTAGGTGATGCAAAAGACACAGGATCTCTTGCAAGTTACATGAGTTCATTTAACAAAGAAAAAGAAATAAACGATGCAATAATAAATCAAGCAGAAGCAGATGCACCCAAATCAGGATTTAATTATAAGCAATATTATGTTACTCCTATTGATGAAAAAGGTAATGTGAGAACTGATAATGTTAATAACAATTCAGACAGAGTATCAAACGATAAACCTGTTAATTCAACCATAGATACACCAGCAAGTTCTTCTTATGGATTTTATTATGACGGCGACGGTGTTGCACCAAATGGTTATCCATCAGGGTTTGGTACTTCTTTCCCAGCAACAGACAAGAACAAAGGTGATTACTTCTTAAGAACAGACTTTTTGCCTAATAGATTATTCCGTTATGATGGTACAAGATGGATAAAGGTAGAAGATTCAATTAGATTAACAACAACAAACAACGACACAAGAAAAAATTTCAAAACACAATTTACTAATACATCTGGAACAAAAACAATTAACGGTTTAACAGTTGAACAACGACAATCATTATCAGATGCATTAAAACCAAAGGCTGACAATTAAGAATGTTACACTTTTACGAAGGACAAGTTAGAAAATTTGTAACTCAATTTATTAGAGTATTGAGTAATTTTTCTATAGAGCAAGGAAAAGGGAAAAACGGCGAAGTTAATCTACGTCAAGTTCCGGTAGTATACGGAGATATGACTAGACAGGTTGCAAATATTATCAAGAATGGATCAGAAAACTTTTTACAATCTGCGCCAAGAATAGCCGCATACATATCCGGTTTAGAATACGATAGAGAAAGAATGCAGAATCCCTATCATATCGAGAAACAACATTTAAAAGAAAGACATTACGACGAAACTACCAAACAATATACAAATAAATTAGGAGCAGGATACACAGTACAAAAAATAATGCCTTCTCCATTTAGATTAAATGTTACAGCAGATATATTTTCAACAAATACAGATATGAAATTGCAAATATTAGAGCAGATTTTATATCTATTCAATCCAGATTTTGAAATACAAAAGTCTGACAATTATATCGACTGGACAAGTCTAAGTTATATCGAATTAACAAGCATAAATTTTAGTAACAGAACAATACCAATTGGTGCTGATACAGAGATAGATGTTGCAACTATGCAATTTTCTATGCCAATATGGTTATCTCCACCTGTCAAAGTTTCTAAACTGGGTGTTATACAAAAAATTATTATGAGCATTTACGATGATTCAGGCACAGGTGCCATGAACAAAGGATTAATTGATGGATCATTAATATCGAGAAGTTATGTTACTCCAAAACAATACCATGTGTTGCTTACAGGAAACCAATTAAGACTATTAGGAACAACAGGAGATAATGCAAAAACAGGTGGTGATGGTTATCATACAAATGTTGATCATGGCAATAAATTAGATGCATTCACTACATATGGTCCACCGCTAAATTGGAACACAATATTAAATCAATATGGACAAATAACAAATGGCGTAAGTCAAATAAAATTACAAACACCAGAAGGCAAAGAAATTGTAGGAACAATAGCAACATCAACACTAGATGATTCTATTCTAATGTTCAACATTGACGGTGATACTATACCTGCAAACACG